GTTCACGATCCCGGTCATGAACCCCGGCAGGTTGGCGCGGAAGATGCCGCCGAGACCACTGATGAACCCCTTGAACGTGCTGGAGTCCAGGAACGGCGAGAGGATCTTCTGGAACGACTGCTGCAGCGCCGCGGTGTTCTTGTTGGCCTCGTTGGCGAGGGTCGGCAGCAGGCCCCGCAGCGTCTGGATCCCGTCGGCGGCGAGCTTGAAGAAGCTGGCGCGCGCCGGTTTCGTCGCCTCCTTCCACTGGTCTCGGAACTTCTTCAGGTTGCCCGCGAGCTGCGCGACCCCCGGGTTGGCCTTGGCGATCGCGTCGAGCTGCTGCTGGCGCGCCTTGATCGCCGTCGGACTGCCGGAGGCAATCGCCGTATTGAGGTTCTTGACCGCCTTCTCATAGTTCTGGGTCGCGGTGATCGCGGGCTTGGCGATGGCGGCGATGGAGCCGAGCCCGACCGCGAAGGAGCCGAGCAGGCCGCCACCGAGCAGCACGCCGCCGCCGACCGCGCCCGCCAGCGACGACCCCAACGCCAGGATCGCGCCGGACAGCGCCACGATGGCAGGGGCCGCCACCAGCGCCAGCGTCACCAACGGCGGCAGCGCCGTCAGCATCCCCTTCAGACCGCCGACCACTCCTCCCAGCGCGCTCCCGAAGCCCGCCAGGATGGGGTGTGTCTGCGCGAGCCCCTTGCGCCAGTCGTTCAGGCTCTTGGTGATCCGCTTGAACCAGCCGTCCGCCTTCTCGATCTTCTTGACCGTCTTGTCGACCTCGGTGCCCAGGTCCTTGCTGCGCTGACGCGCATCCGCCAGTGCCTTGGAGAACGGCCCGAGGCCGCCGCCCGCCGCGCCCGTACCGCCCAGGCCGGTGCCGCCCTGGCCCATGCCCTTCAGCGCCTTGTCGGTCAGCAGCGCCTGCTTGCGGATCTCCTTCAGCGGTCCGGAGGCCTTGTCCAGGAGGACGAACGCCGCCTCGATGCTCACCGCCATCGGCTAGCCCCCCATTGCTCTGGCGATCTTGGCGCTGGTCTTCGCGCCCGCGAGCTTGGAGTCGTTGTCGTAGCCGACCATGCCGCAGCCGTAGAGGAACATCCGCAGGCGCGTCGGGTACGTCGGCGGTCGCGGCTCCTCGTGCGGCTGCCCGAGCGGCCGGTAGTCCGCATCCAGCCCGTTGTAGGTCCGGTAGGGATCCTCACCTCCATAGCGCCAGGCCAGGAACAAGAGCTGTGCCTCGCCCCCGGCCTTGATCAGCCCCGCGCCGAGATCGCGTCCCGGATGTCTTCGTCGTCGAAGCCCGAGAGCGCCATGATCTGCCCGGCGAGCTGAGCGATCAGGCCGGGCTTCTTGACGAACCGGCTCAGCAGGATCGCCTCGGCCTGCTTGCCCTTGGAGTCGGCGAGTGCCTGGATGTCGGGGTCGACCGAGCCCGCGATGATCACCTTCAGGTTGCCGAGCTGGTCGATGGCGAGATCGTCCTGGCGTCCGCGGCGGCGCAGCACGGCGGTCTGGCGCTGGATCCGGCGCAGCTCATCGCTGTCGATGGGTCGCACGATCCAGGTGATCCAGTGCTCCTGGTCGCCGACGCCGACGTTCAGCTCGATGGTGTGCGTCTGCTCCTCGTCCTCCTCGGGCTCCTCGGACAGGAACCACTCCAGCGCGGACGTCGCCTCGGACTGGTTGACGGGCTTGTCGTTCGCGAGCGCGGCGAGGACCTCGGTGGTGGGACGGTCCTCCTCGGGACGGTCCTCGCGGCCCCTCAGGGCCGTGGGGGGCGGCAGCGGCTGTGCTGGCTGTCGCCGGGAGCCCTTGGCGGCCGCGGCCGCTGGGGCGGGTGCATCAGACATGAGACTGCTCCTTCGGGGCCGGTGGCCTCGCGACGGATGGACAGGTCAGCCATGACGAGCCGCCTCGCGGAGCGGCCTGACAGCGGACGTACTGCGGACGACGGTGTCGTCGAAGTTGCGCTCCCCCTCGGGGAGTCGGCAGTCGACCTCGATGCGAGTCAGCATCGACAGCAGGTCGCGCTGCCCCCACGAGTTCTTCTCCAGGAGCCTGGCTCGCAGCTCCAGGAACGCGCGCTCGTAGTCGACCAGCATGGCCTACTAGCTCAGCTTGTCGAGTTCGGTGACCGAGGGCTGGCCGGTGATCGGGTTGGGAACGATCGGGTAGTTGATCTCGAAGGACTCCAGCGGCTTCTCGCTCTCCCAGCCGAACGTGAACGACTTGTCGATCACGTCGGTGGTGATGTCGAAGCCGAGCGCCAGGTCCCAGATGAGGCAGCCGTTGAGCTGCCAGACCTCGTAGCCGAGCGCGTCCGGGTCGTCCAGGAAGACCTGCATCGCGAACGCGCGCATCATCCCGGCCTGTGAGCCGCGCGCAGCGCGCCGCTGGGCGAGGCTCTGCGAGAGGTAGCCGTAAACGAACTTCTCCCAGTGGGAGTCGACCTTCTGCACGGTGAAGGTGCCGTCGCGCGTCTCCCGGCCAGGCTTGATGCCCATGCGCGTCGAGCCGACGAGCGGGATCTCGACCTTGGCGATCGTGATGGTGGCTGTGACGTTCGTGATCTCGGCCCGAACGGCCCCGTCCATGAGGACGTAGCCGTACATCCCCGAGAACCGATACAGGCCCTCGCTTGATCCGGTGTCGGGCAAGGTTTCGCCTCCTAACTGATGTAGACGAGGTTGAAGATCTGCTCGACGGAGCGGCCAAACGCGATGCCGTAGACCACCGCGATGAACTCATCCTGATCCGACGGCGGCGGTGACGGATCCACGCCAACCGAGAAGCCCTGCTGGATCGCGCCCACCTTGGCGCGCGCGTCGATCACCTCGTGTGCGTGCCCGACAACGAACGAGCGAGTCGCGTCGTTGACCTCCAGCAGGCCGATCGCGTTGCTCGTCGCCCAGTCGGTGATCTCAAGCTCGATGCCATGCATCGTCCGCACGAACTTCGGGTTGCGGTAGATCAGGTACGGCTTGGTCACGTCGATGCCCGCGACGTAGGTCGTCAGACCCTTCTCGATGCGGATCGGCGCGTCAGGGTTGGAGTCCTGGCCGAGCACCACGACGCCGCCGTTGAACCCTGCCAGCACGTCAGAGTCGGTCGGCATGACGCCCGCCGAGACGCCCGCCAGGCGCGCGTACGTGAGGCTCATCGTCTCGCCGCGTGCCGCGAGGATCCCGGCGACCCGCGGCGCGAGCTGCGAGGTCGAGAGCGTGCCCAGCGCACTGTCGATCACCGACCCGACGCCGAGGTTGACGAAGTTCTCGGCGCCCGCCTGAGGCGCGCCGAGCGGGACCGCCTGCAGCGTCACAGAACGCGCGACCGCCGCCGCCGCCGTCTCGTTCAGGGCACCGCCGCACACGGTCAGGAACCGTCTGCCGACGAGGTTGAGATTGACCGCCCACGCCTGGATCGACGCCAGGATCGTGGGGTCGATCAGGTCGAACGGGGCGAACAGCGAGAACCGCAGCGGGCCGCACGCCGTCATCATGTCCGTCCAGTCCTGGGCCACCAGTGTCGCGCCATCGAGACCGCCGGTGAGAGGCGTGCTCGTGGTGAGAACGGTCGGGAGCGCCACGCCGCTGAGCGTGACCGTGGCGGTCACCCACTGAGAGGATGCGTTGATCGCGGCCGCGAGCGCGTTCATGTCGGTCTTGGTGTGGGTGTAGACCTCGACGATCTGGCCGAACAGCGTGACCTGCAGGTCGCTCTGCGTCGCCGGATTCAGCGAGTTGGCCTTGACGATGTAGCCCAGGTTGTTGCCGTAGCTGCCCGGATATCGAGCACTCAGCGTGATCGCGTTGGCGGGCGTCGTGTTCTGGATCTGCTTCGTCGCCGTCGCTACGGCGGTGGAGCACATGCGGTAGACGATGACCTGCCCCGCGCCGCCGCGTCCGGCGTAGGCCTCGCCCTCGTAGGCCTGCATGACCGCCTTGTAGCCCGGGCTCTGCGTCGGACCGAACTTGGCCTGGAAGTCCGCGAGCGAGACGGTCGGCACGGGTGTCTCGCTGGGGCCCCAGTCGTGAGTGATCGGCACGAGCACGATCGAGCCGATGTTCGCCTGGACGGTGGCCGTGGGGACCGCTGACCAGTTGAAGTAGGCCCCTGGCCGTGGCGGCCGCGCAGCCTTGGAGAAGATTCCCGACATGCCTTACTCGACCTCCCCTTCTGCTCCGGGGTCGACCGCAACCGGCGTCTGGAGCCACGCCTCGACCGCGGCCTTGGCCTCGTCGATGTCCAGCATCTCGTCTGGGTCGTGGCCAGCCAGAGCACCCGCGACAGCATGGGACGGATGACCCAGCAACGCTGACCCGTCTGCGACCAGTTGGTTGACGGGGATCGGCGGCAGCGTGTCTCCGTTCCCGTTCCCCGACTGGGCCTCGGGCTTCGCGGCAGCCGAGCGCGAGGTCGTCTTCGACTTGCCTTGTGCTGATTCGGAATCCGCCACCTGTGCTCCTCTCTGTGAGCCCTCCAGACGGGCTGCCGCCGATACTACGGCCGGTCAGGGAGCGCCCCACAGATGGATCGAAGGGCAGATCGGCCGGTCCTGCTAGGCGTCCGCGATCCAGTTCCAGGCGTACGACGTCGACACCGTCAGGGCGCTAGCGAACGTCAGCACCACGTTCGTGCTCGTCGCCGTGACCGACATGGCCGGGGCTCCACGCGCGTTGGCGTTGTTGGGTTGCACCGACAGCTTCACCGGCGTGATCGCCAGACTGCCGTCCCCGAGGCCGTGGGGGATGTTCACGGCCGTGACCGCGCCCGGCGTCTGGGTGTTCGTCCCGCCCGCGTCGGTCTTGAAGCCGGGCGTGCCGTAGTTGCGCTTGATCTCCATCAGCGTCGGGGTCGCGTCGATCTGGAAGATCGAGCCGCCCGTCGGGCTGAAGTCGTTGTCGCGGACCTCCAGCCGGGGCAGCGGCCCCGTTGCCGCGCGGATCGCAACCCCGGCGCCGCGGAAGTGATTACGGATCACCTTGAGGCTGAGGGTGCTGCCGCCGCCGTGGACGCATTCGCTGGGCGATCCGGCGAACTCGTTGTCGGTGACCTCCAGCTCGTCGCCCGCGGTGCCGCCGATGGAGTAGACGTAGAAGCCGTTGCCGCCCGTCGCTCCGAGGAAGTGGTTGCCGCGGACGCGCCAGCGCCCATCGGCCGCCTGGATGTACCCCGTCCCGCCAGCGATCGCGCCATTGAACCAGTTGTCCTCGACCGTGACCGCCGCTGCGACCGGGGTGAAGTAGTTGCTGATCCGCGGGCCGCTAGTGGCGCTCGCCTGGAAGCTGCAGCCCTGGATCAGGCAGTCACCGGCGACGGCGACGACGCCGTTGGCTGCTGCGCCGAGCGCCCCGAAGCTGCAGTTCTGAATGACCGTCGTCACCTTGCCCACGTTGGCGTTGGTGAAGATGCCGTTCTGCGGCACCGTCCAGTCAAAGACACAGTTGGTGATCTCCGACTGGATGGCGGGCGTGGTGACGGCGCCGCCGTCGTAGTGCTGGATCCCGTAGCCCGTGGCCGTCGCGGCAGGCGAGAAGAAGGTGCAGCCGTCGACCTTGAGGTTCCATGACGTGTAGACGTACATGGCGTGCCACAACCCGCCGGTCGATGAGTCGCCGAAGTTCCAGAACCGGCAGTCGGTCGCCCACACGTGCATGTTCGCGGCGTAGGCGGTCGCGGCGAATGCGCCGATGCAGATCGACGGGTTGACGGTCCCGTAGCCCTCGTGCCAGGTACCGGTGGATTCGATGCTGGCCGTCGAGCTGGCGTTATTGAGTTCGACTCCCCACGTGAACCGGCGCACCCAGCACTCCTGGAACTTGATCGTGCCGCTGGTGCCGTTGTGCAGGACGCCGATGTTGGTGCCGCTCGCGCCGATCAGGTCGGGCCCCTGCAAGCAGATGTCCTGGAAGGTGACGGTCTTGGTGCCCGACAGCGAGAACAGCACCAGCGGGTTGGCGGTGCTGGACTCCGGCCCGAGACGCAGGACGGTCAGGGTGCGGTCAACGCCGACGATCGTCAGGCTGTTGGCGTTCGGCGTGATCGCGCTCGCGGAGCAGTCGACCGAGACGGTGCCGACCCAGTCGCAGACCAGCGTGCCGCCGTTGGCGAGCGGCCCGGAGGATCCGACGAGGGCCGCCAATGCCGTCTTGTTCGCCGCTGCCGTGTTGCCGGGCGCGATCCCGGCCGCGGTGGCGTACGACACAGTCGTGCTCCGAGGCACGTACAGGTTGGTGATCGTGAGGTTCTTGCCGCCGTTGATGCTGAGCGGCTGCACCACATTGATGTCCGACAACTGCATGGTGCCGGTGAGGAAGTTGCTCGGATCATTGATGTGGTAGGAGGCGTGAACCTCGAAGTTGATCATGTCGATCGAGCACGGGAAGCGCGGGATGTTCGGCGTGGTCGGGACGAACACCGAGGCGTCGATGCCGACGTTGCAGCCCTCGATCGAGGTGTAGCCACACTTCATGCCATGCACGTAGACGTTGGAGCCGCTCGGCCCTGCGATCAGGACGGCGCTGTTGCAGTAGATGAACCGCGCCGACTTCCAGTTGACGTGATCGGAGACGCCAATGCCGTAGGCGTAGCCGTAGACGGTGTAGCTACCGATCTCCTCCAGATCGTTGTTGTTCAGGCTCGGCATATAGAGCGCCACAGTGCCATTCGTCGGCAGCGTCTGGCCGGTCTCAAACGGCGTGTTGAAGATGAAGACACCGACCTTGTCGATGCTCGCGGTGCCCATGCAACGCAGGTCAATGGCGGTTGCGGGCGGGATGGCGGGCGTCACCAACCTGAAGTTGGTGAGCGTGATGTGGCAGTTGGACCACTGGTTGGCGTTGCCGCCGTAGCCCGACGAGAAGCCGTTGTTGTTCTGCGCCACCAAGGTCGGGCCGCCGATGACCGCAGGGAAGCCCCACGTCGAGTCGTTGACGACGCCCTGCAGCGTGGAGAAGATGACTGAGCCCGACAACTGCGGCACGACGCTGTACCAGTGCCCGGGGGCTGAGCCATCCGACACGCCGCTGATCTCCAGCTCAAACTTGTCGGCGAGATCCGGCCGGATCGCAGGCAACGTGATCTGCGCGTTGCCCAGGTTCGTCGTCGTCTTGGTCGTCGCCCCCGCGACGACGTAGATGCCCGCGCTGAGTAGCAGCCGTCCCGCGTTCGCTCCGGACGCCTGCCCCGCCGTAACGATGGCGGAGATCGCCGCGTTGATGGCAGCGGTATCGTCGGTCCCGTACAACATGAAGGTGCTGGCCAAGTCGGCCCCAGGCGTATCTGCGGTCAGCACCACATGGGTGGCGTCGGTGACCGAGCTGATCGTGGTGCCGTAGGTAGCGCGCGTCCCTGGGTGGCGCATCACGATCACCTTGCCCACGTCCCCGCTCACAAAGCTGGCGGTGGCGCAGGTGACGATCCGCGTGGTGTGAGCGTAGGTCGCGCCGGTGATCAGCTTGCCGTCACGCTTGGCACCATGCAGCTCTGGCGTGTCCGTGGCCACGGTGGCGGCAACCCCACCGCCACCACCGCCGGTCGATGCCTTGTTCTTCCATTTGGTGCTGCTGGCCTCGTAGGTCAGGACCTGGCCGTCGGTGGGTCCGGCGATGACGACGTCGGTATCCCCGGCGAGAGTGCTGCTGCCGCCGCCAGCGCCAACCGCATGGACGAAGGCGGTGGTGGCCACCTTCGTCGTGCTGTCGGCAGTCGCCTGGGTC